ATTCCACAACAAGTATGCTGTTACTTCCATGTCTATATAAATATTAAGATGGTATTGAATAATCCATATCAGGTACTGGTTTGTTCGGTGGATTCGTAATAACCGAATCAACCTGTTGAGCAAACGTAGTATCCCATTGTGACGTAGGGCATAAAGCTTCTAATTGGGATTTAGTCCAATCAGCTTTAGCTTTAGCTGTGAAATCACTATTGGCTGCTACAGCACGAGCACTAAACGTACTTATGTAATATGTAGCATCTCCTTCTGAGTCATTTTCATAGGTCATTTGTAAATCCCATTCTTCAACTTTACTATTCTTTTCAAAAGGTATAGCTTTAGTTAATGTTTTAGTTACTGCCATTATTTATTCTCCAATTGTTTTTTAAGTTCTTCAACCTCTGTTGAAAGTTCTTGTACTGCTTTAATAAGAGGGTAAACAAACATACTTTGTGCAATAGTTTGTACTCCCTCATCCATTTCATCCCAACCACCAAAGTCTGTGATATTGTGTTTATCTAGTGCTTCTTTAACCTCTTGAGCAATTAAACCATACATCTTATTATCACGTTTTCTTTCAGTATCTTCCGGGTCATAGTCGGGGAAATCTTCAGGTATTTCTGAATTAGGTTTCCATTTAAAAGTAACTGGTCGTAAATCATTAATAAATGCTAAACCACAATCGTTGTTATCTTGTATTTCTTCTTTTAATCTTACATCTGATACTCTTGTCCAAGTAGCATTTGAATCTGGAAGATTATAAATTCTATCTGAACCAGTACCAATTCCCATTGTAATTACATAATCATCATCACCAGAATTAACCCCTTTACAGTTATATCCAATAATAATATTGTAATTTGAATCTACAGCGTATATTTCAGCTCCTGAACCAATAACCACATTACCTATTCCTGTTGTTAAGTCGTGACAGGCATCATGCCCAATCCCTACATTGTGGTCTCCGGTAGTTAAATTACCCATTGCATTGCCACCTAAAGCAGTATTTTGAAATGCACCTGCTAAATCTGCTGTGTTTGCTATACCATAACCTACAAATACATTTTGATACCCTGCTAATGCTCCTGACGCATGTGAAGCTACATCATGCCCAATAGCTACAAGCTGTGATGTACTAGCTGAAGATACAACTGCTCTACCTGCGTAATTACCTATTGCTAAGTTTCCGTTTGCACCTGTAGTTTGTCTAACTAAAGCATCATAACCAATGGCTAAATTATCAGAAGTACCACTTTGAGCAGTCAATGCTCTATAACCTACTCCTAAGTTTCTAGAATTGTTTGTTGCAGCTAAAGCTAAAGTACCAACTGCTGTGTTATCTTCTGCTGTAGTTTGTGCCTGTAAAGCACCTTTTCCGATTGCTACATTCTCATCCCCTGTAGTGTTTGCTCCTAAAGCACCATAGCCAAATGCTGTGTTATCTGATGCTGTAGTATTTGCATCTAATGCAGTATGTCCTACAGCCGTGTTTTGACCACCTGTAGTATTTGCTCCTAAAACATTATATCCGACTGCGACATTGTTTCCTCCTGTGGTGTTAGCATCCATTGAATACGCACCGATTGAAACATTTTCTGACGCATTTGATAAAGTTAGAGCATCTCTACCAATAGCTACGTTATTTGTGGCTGTGGTTAAAGCGCCAAGAGTTCCTGCACCAATTCCTACGTTATGGTCTCCTGTTGTGTTTGCATCAAGAGAACTTGTACCTATTGCAGTATTGTTAGAAGCTGTGGTGTTTGATAATAAAGCATCCCTACCAATTGCTGTGTTATAGTCTCCTGTAGTGTTCGCATTTAATGCACCTTTACCTACGGCAGTATTACTTGTACCAGTTGTATTAGTAGAAAAAGCACCAGAACCTACAACAACACAATCTGCTCCTGTAGTATTGGCTGCTCCTGCATATCTTCCAATAAAAGTATTCTGTGACCCTGTTGTGTTTGCAGAGCCTGCGTTATACCCAACGGCTGTGTTATAAGAAGCAGTTGTTTGAGCATCTAAAGCTATAGCACCAACGGCTACGTTTTCGTCTCCTGTAGTGTTTGATAATAAAGCATCCCTACCAATTGCTGTGTTATATTCTCCTGTAGTGTTTGCTCTTAAAGCACCTTTACCCACAGCAGTATTAGAATCGCCTGTATTAGACCTTAAAGTTTCAAAACCAACTGATACACAATCATCACCATTTGCAGCACCTGAACTAGCTCCGTAACCAAAAGCATCTTTACCTACAACTACGTTGCTGTGCCCACTAACTAACTCATATCCTGCTCTTGAACCAATAATAACATTATCAGAAGCCGTTGTTATTTTATGCCCCGCAACACTACCTAGTGCTGTGTTGTCGTCTCCTGTAGTGTTTGATCCTAAAGCGTCTTTACCTACTGCTGTGTTTGAAGCTCCTGTTGTATTAGCGTCCATTGTTTGATGCCCAACAGCAACATTACCTGCTCCACTTGTATTTGCGTTTAATGCAGACTGACCAACGGCTGTATTATTAGAAGCCGTAGTTAATTGCATTAACGTACTATTACCTAAAGCAACATTTTGCTCACCAGTTGTTAAATCTTGTAACGCTCTAAATCCAACACCAACATTATTGTCACCAGTAGTTAAAGATTCAAAAACATCAATACCTAATCCGACATTATAGTTTGCTCCACTTATAGTTCCTGTAGTAGCATCTCCAATCATTATAGATGAAGTACCAAAAGTCTTAGCATCTGATAAATCATTTACAGCAGAAGCTCCACCACCACCACTTGCATTTTCCCAAGCTACACCTGAACCTGTTGATGTTAATACTTGTCCGTCACTACCTTGTGCTCCACCTATTGTTAGGTTATCTGTTTCTAATGTTCCATCAATATCTACGTCACCACTTATATCTAAAGTAGCTGCATCTAGTTCACCTGTAATTGTTAAGTTTCTTAAACCTGTGTAATCTTTGTTAGAGTCTAATATAACTGCTTTAGAAGCAATAGCTGTACCTACAG